CAAACTTCATGCTGCCTTTACCAAAAGATCAACTAAGTCAGGCTTCTTATAGTTTGGACCTTTCATAACTTTTCCATCTTCACGTATGATAGGCTTTCCACTATCATCTAATTTTGACATATTACTATCGTGCACCCTTGCGAATGCTTCCATAAATATATCTGCACCATAATGCTCTAGACCACTTTCAAGCATACGACTAACTTTCTTTTGTTGATCAAAAGCAGTAGCACGTTCTTCTTCTGGCATAAGAATCCCCATGTTTCCTGGTGCTACAATAGATAGACCAGTAGACACATACAGCAGATCACACAATTCTTTCAAGTGTTCTACTGTACCATAACTTTCAGCCATTAATTCATTTAGTTCTTCATCAATTAGTTTAATCCATAGCCTAGAATCAAGCGAACCTTTGAATGCCCTGATAAAGTCTGCCACCTTTTCGTGTGGTTTCTGGGGCATGAAAGCATCTATATCATCTTGTGTTATCATTTATGTAACTCCATGTATCGTTTGCGTAGTCTGTTAAGATACCATATAGCTTTATCAATATCTTCCAATCCATTCTTATATTCATGCCGCCACATATACTTTAATACATTTGCTGCATGTGGTGCTGTATTACCTGACATACTTTCTGTCATAGCTTCAATAGCATCAATACATTCTATACCTGCTTGATTGTAATGTATAGGTTTATTAACTGGATCAACAGGATCTTCAAGTGTAATTGTTGTTAGCTTTGGATCAATCTTCATGCGTTGCCTTTCGTTTTTGTCCATCTATCAAGTGTGTATACATTACCATCCTTTATAACATCAAGAGGTTTTTCTTCTTCTAGCTCTAATTCCATTAAATAATTACGATGCTCTTCTACTAAGTCATATACTTCAGGATGTTCTGTTGCTACATCAAGAAAAGCTGACATCATAGTAGCAATGTTTAGCATCTGTGCTTGTATCTTAGGAGGTAGTACTGATTCTGTAGATGCTACTAGTTCTATATCCACTTCACCCTTCCAATCATCATCAAAGTTTTTTGGACGTATAACTATAGCTAACTCATCATCTCCAATATCATGCGTCATTATACTTTCCTTTTTGTTTTTAAATCTATCTTCTTAACTGTAATCTCTTTACCTTTTTCTTTTAACCATTCTTCAGGTATAACACGGTTAGCCCATTGAAACTCATACTGCTCACACCAATTAAAATACCTAGACTTAGCACCCTTGTATAACTTAGCCTTTGCATTACTAAATACAAAACGAATGTCTAACTCAGGATGCTGTCTCTGTATCTCACGATGCTTACGTCTATCTTCACTATCAAAGATACCTTTTGTCTCAATGATAATACCGTTGTCTAACACGAAGTCTGGTGTGTAGGTGCGGTAACGTAAATCTTCCCACTCTACTTTCAGTACCTCATACCTGACTTTCTTTTGTGTCTTACGTAAGTACGCAGCAACCTCTTTCTCCAGGCCACTACGATACCTACCTTTATTGTGCCTCCGCATATTCAGGACTCAGCAGAATATAATCTACCATAGGTGGGTTTGCAGCAGTTGATTTTACAGCCTTAAGAGTCTGCAAGTTAGGCCAACACTTGTGTTTGTAAGAACAGAAGCCACACTCAGATCCAAGCTTTAAGTTACCAGTTAGCTTACGGTAGTGTGTCTCAGGTATAGCCTCAAAGCAACGCTCAAAAGGTTTGTCTTCATTGATGTAACCAACTGTAGCTTCGATGTTTTCTATTACTTCATCCTTATCTACAGGGCTTGCATCTACATATTTAAACTCACCGTTTGCTTTGTTGACTACCCACCAACCACCAACATCTAAACCTGCAGCCTCAGCATATCCTACTAATTGAGATACGTAACCAAAGCTATCACTCTTAGCTAGTGTTTCAAAAGTATTGAACTTGTTCTTGTATGACCAAGGTGATGCTGACTTAACGTCATCTACCTTACCATCAAGTACCATGTCGTACTCACCTTTTATTTTTGTACCATCCTTTAGCTCAAGTGTGACACTATCATTGTCTTTGAAGTCTACCTCAGCAGCACGAAGAAGACCCTTGAACACTGCTTCCACAATGTCACCTATGATCATGTTGATCAAGAAGTGTGGTGGTAGTGGTGTCTTATCTTTAGGGTCATTCTTCTCGAACCATAGCTGACAAGTAGGACGCCCAATGTTGGACATCCTTAATCTAAACTTATCACGAGGCCCACTGCTGAACTGCTTCTCTAGTGCAACTTCAACATCAGCAGCAACTTGCTTACGTATGTCTTCAGCCATACTTGTTTCACCTTTGACAGCTTTACCAAGGTAATTAAAGATAGCTAGTTCAGCAGGGTGATTCATTAGTCTGCCTCTTCTACATTAACGAAATGCGTAACTAGTTCTGCATCATCATCAGAGATAGTGTCCTTATTCTTTTCAGCCCATTGATCTAAGATGTACTCGTTTTGAGTAGTGATATATGCCAAGAAGTTATGTAGAGTCTCTTGATCTTGTCGCTCCAACTCTACCTTTTCACCACCTGCTAGTGTCATAACAGCAAAGGTAGTACCTGTTTTTGAATCAAGTATATTAGCACCTAATTTAAACGTGTACTGAATAGGTAATATATTTTTACGTGTGATTGTACCAATTGCTGCATCTAAAGACTTGATGCTTGAAGGTGGCACTTCAAAAGAAAAAGGTATATTAGTTACAGCATCTACTGGTTCACCTGCTTCATCAGTAACACTTGATGCAGAAAGCTCACCAAAGATAATCTTCTTACGCTTGATACTACGAATTAAATCCTTTGTCTTTTCAGGTACACTATCCCAATCTTCAATATAACCTGATGGTCTACCTAAATTAAATGTACCTACGTTATCTTTCAAGTCACCCTTAAGATCGGTAGACATTACTGTTTTATTCATTACCTCTTCTTTGGCATCCCACTTAGTGAATTGCTGTCTAATTGCAAAGATTCGTATAGTAGGACTAGTTGTATATACTACATCGTCTTCACCTCTGGTAATCTTAAATGATCCTGCAGGTACAACCTCAGTCCTAATAGGCTTACCATTCACTTCAATCTCACCCATGATACCAGTGTGCATGAGGTTTACTCTAGGTAAAGCAGCAGTCTTTCTTTCGCCACCGCTTTGGGGAGTTACACCTACTGCCTCTGCAAGAGACATACCTAAATCATTTTGTATAGCTAGTTCTGTATTCATTGTTTTACTTACTTTCTGTTAAAGTTAAAGATGGTTAGTTATACTTCATATATCCACGGTGTCAAGCCAATTGTTACCTATTTTTGCTTCTAATAACAATGGCACATTCATTTCTACATCATATGCATCTCTTATGATACTGTTTAAATTAGTGTTTACAGTTTCTACAATAGCCAAAACTTTTTTTACTTCATCAGGGTGTACATCTACCACCATTGAATCGTGTACTGTATTGACTAAGCATGACTGTAAAGGTTCAAGCAATCGCTCAAACTCTAGTAGTACCACAGGTACGATGTCACCTGTAGCAAATCCTTGGACAGGGTAGTTCTTTATCATTGTGAAGTGTGTCACACTACCATTCGCTCTCTTTGCAACACCAGGAAATGCATACTGTCTTCCGCTTTGGTTAGTAATCTTTTCAAAGCGTACAGCCTCATCTCCTAGTTCTTCATGCCACGCAGCTACACCCTCATACTTCTCATTAAAATGCTTGTAGTATGCAGCTACAGCCTTAGATCTACCATACCCTGTAGCCCCGAAGAGTGGGGCGAATGTATGTTCCTTTGCTGCTTGCCTGGCTGTAGGCTGTCCTGCATCACTGATAACCTTTGCAGTATAGGAGTGTACATCAAATCCTGTTTCGATCTCCTGCATGGCTGTGCTGTCCTGTGAAAGGAATGCAGCAACTCGAAACTCTAATTGAGCAAAGTCACATTCCATTATTTGTCCACCCTCCCATCGTGATACAAACACACGCTTCACTGGAAATGTTCCTCCTCTTGGCATGTTTTGCATGTTGGGATTGCGTCCAGAAAATCTACCTGTACTGGTAACACTTTGGGTAAGGCTAACGTGTAGGAATCCGTTGGGCTTGGTGAATATGTCGATACCATCCACGAAGCTACTAAGGTAACTGCTAATAGCAGACAGACGCTTAAGGTCAGTAAGGAAACTAAGAGCAGACTCCCTGCCAGAAATTGTTGCACGAACCATAAGGCTTTCAAGGTTACCCTTACTAGTACTGAATCCATTTGCGCTTACCCACTTCTTACTTGGTGGGTTGAATTGTAACCCTGCTGCTACGTTAATTTCTTTTAGCTGATAACCTCTACCGTCACATGGCTTACATTTAGTTGGTAGCTTGTAAAGTGTACCATCCTTACGCAACTTGTGTACTAAGCCACGCCCATTACACTCAGGACAAGTAGATGCTTTAGTCTTTCTAATGACAGAACTGTTTGCTTCTATTGCTTTTTCAAACTCTTCCATTGTTTTAGTGTATTCAAACAAGTCAGCCCATTCTTTCTTATTTTTTACACGTCTACTGAATATAACTTGAGATACTTGCTCAGGACTGTTGAGGTTGATAGGTGTGTCACCCATAAGCTCACGAGTCTTTCGTTGTAGCCTGTCTTCTATCTTAGCTTTCTCTTGTTCAAACTCTAATCTAACTTCTTGTAAGGTGTTTCTATCCACCCTGAATCCTGACATGTACATTCTGGTAAGGGCTTTACAGGTGCGGAAGGTAACACTTCTAACTCTATGTAAGGTTGCTGAATCTGGTTGGGCGTAGTCTTGTTCCACGGCAAGGAACAACTCACGAGTAATGTCGAGGTCGCACCTAAGATAAAAAAGAAGCTCTTGTAAAGGTATCTCATTGGTATTGTATCCTTTCTTGTAATACTCCTTAAGAGTGTCTTGCTTGCGATAGTTTAAATCCCTACGTTCAGCACATGCCTCTAGACTCAATGGTTCTTTCTGTCCACGCTGCAACAAATACTCAGCTAACATCGTGTCATAGATGTCACCGTCATACTTGAAGCCTGATTCCCACAGCCACATCAAATCGTGTTGTGCATTGTGCATGATCAAGAGCGTTGTGTTATCCAGTATAAGCTGAATGTTCATAGCCCTTGAGCCACCAACATCTTGA